AGATGGAAATGCTGATATGACTACAAACTCAGACACAGTTAAAAGCACGCTGGATATTGTTTCAGTGTTTGCCACCATCGGATCATTTTTAGAGATGTTTACCCCAATTTTTGGTTTGATTGGCGCAATCTGGACATTGATGCGGATTGCCGAAATGATTGCGGGTAAACCCTTTTCTAAGATTATTCGGAGAAAAAAAGATGCCGAGTAGTTCTAAAAAACAACACAACTTTATGGCGGCAGTGGCTAAAAACCCTGCGTTCGCTAAGAAAGTTGGTATTAAATCTAGTGTTGGTGAAGACTTTATCAAAGCAGATAAAGGCAGGAAGTTTGGTTCTGGCGGCACAACACGTCCAGATGTACAGAGTATTAACAAGCCAAAAACCCAACACGGGAAAATGGCACTTTTCAATAAAGGTGGCGATATGAAACCAGTAGATATGAAAAAGAACCCAGGTGTAGCCAAGTTACCTACAGCCGTACGTAACAAAATGGGTTTTATGAAAAAAGGCGGCATGGCTGAAGGCGGTATGTCTGATACAGCGCAAGACAAAGCCATGATTAAAAAAGCTTTTAAGCAGCACGATATGCAAGAGCATAAAGGTGGCAAAGGTACATCCTTGAAGCTAGCTAAGGGTGGTTCATTCCGCTCATCTGCTAACGGCGTTGCTACCAAGGGTAAAACCAAGGGCACAATGATTTCTATGAAAAAGGGCGGCAAAGCCTGCTAAGGAAATATCATGGCACTCCGTGAAAAATTCAATGAAATGATGGACATGATGCCATCTAGAAAAGCCGCACGTGAAGCTAGCGCTGAAATGAAACGCGAGTCTCGCGGTATTCCAAAACCCGTTAACTTTGACGCTATTGAAGAATCTAAGCAAGACGCTAAAGATGCCGCTGATCGTAAAAAAATTAGCGACATGGGCTACAAAAAAGGTGGCTCAGTAGGATCCGCATCTAAACGTGCTGATGGTTGCTGTATCAAAGGCAAGACTCGCGGAAAAATGGTGTAACCATGAGAGCAAGCCGTGGAATGGGGGATATCGCCCCCTCTAAGATGCCTAACGGGGCTAAGAAAGCTCGTCGGGATAACACGGACTTTACGCAGTATGCTAAGGGTGGTTTAGCGCAGCAAGCTGCAACTGCTATTGCCATGAAGGAAAAAGGTGTTAAACCTAAAAACATGGCGGCTGGTGGTGGGGTAAACGCCGCTGGTAACTATACAAAGCCTAGCTTACGTAAGCGTATTGTGGCTCAAGTAAAAGCCGCAGCAACGCAAGGCACTGGCGCAGGTCAGTGGTCAGCACGTAAAGCACAGCTTGTTGCCAAGAAGTACAAGGCGGCGGGCGGGGGTTACCGAGATTGAAAGCGCCTCAAAAATCATTGAAAGACTGGGGCGACCAAAAATGGAGAACCAAAAGTGGAAAACCGTCTAGTAAAACAGGTGAAAGATACCTTCCAGAAGCTGCGATTAAAAGTCTCAGCCCTGCTGAGTACGCTGCAACAACGCGTGCGAAACGTGTTGGCAAAAAAGCCAACAAACAATTCGTAGCACAACCAAAATCAATTGCAAAGAAAACAGCAGGGTTTAGATAATGGCCAAGACTACCGGAACCACGGCTTTTAATTTGGACATTAATGACCTTATTGAAGAGGCGTTTGAGCGCTGCGGCCAGGAACTTCGTACTGGTTATAACTTTCGCACAGCCCGTAGATCGTTAAATCTTTTGACAATTGAGTGGGCCAATCGTGGTTTAAACTTTTGGACTGTTGAGCAGGGTCAGATTCCGCTGGTTACAGGACAGGCTATATATCCCATGCCTGCTGATACGATCAACCTGTTAGACACTGTTATCCGTCAAAATAACAGCACAACAAACCAAACCGATATCAATATCAGTAGCATTTCTGAGTCTACCTATATGAGCCTGCCTAACAAGCTGGCACAAGGTCGCCCTATTCAGTACTGGTTTAACCGCCAGTCTGCGCAAGAAAACTTGTCAACAATAACGCTAAGCAGCACTATTACCAGCACGGCTACAACCATTACTGTATCTTCAGTTGCTAATTTGGCTACGGCTGGGTTTATTAAGATTGATAACGAAACAATTAGCTATCCCAACATTGTTGGTAATCAATTGGTTAATTGCGCTCGTGGGCAAAACAATACGACTGCCGCCAGCCATACATCAGGTGCAGTGTTAACAATTCAGAACATACCTGCTGTTAATATTTGGCCAACGCCCAATGCACCTGGCGATCAATATACATTTGTGTACTACAGGATGCGCCGCATTCAAGATGCTGGCACAGGTACATCTGTCCAAGATATTCCTTTCCGCTTTATTCCCTGCATGGTGGCCGGTCTAGCGCTTCAATTAAGCATGAAGCTACCTGACGTAGACCCGCAAAGAATAATGGCTCTAAAGGCCGATTACGAGCAGCAGTGGGACATGGCATCTGCGGAGGACCGTGATACATCACCATTAAGATTCGTGCCTAGGAATTTGTTCTATGCCTAATCGGTTTGCATCTGGTAAGTTTGCGATTGCGGAATGTGATCGGTGCTCTGGGCGTTATAAGCTTAAGGAATTGCGTACTCAAACGGTTAAGACCAAGCCTTTTAAGATTAAAGTTTGCCATGAATGCTGGGACCCAGATCATCCGCAATTGCAATTGGGTATGTACCCAGTTAATGATCCCCAGGCGGTGCGTGAACCAAGGCCAGATGTAAGCTACTTAGTATCCGGTCAAAGCGGGCTTCAGATTAATGATACCAACGGTACAAGTGTGGATCAGTTTGGTTACCCTGAAGCTGGTAGTCGAGTGTTTCAGTGGGGATGGAACCCAGTGGGTGGATCACAAATTTTTGATGCAGTATTAACACCAAATAACTTGGTTTTAAGCATAGAACTTGGTACAGTTACGGTTACAACGACATAAGGAGTCGAACATGGCATACACAAAAGCGGCAGACGGCATTACTTCTAAAGGCAAAACTAAAGGTAAAAACCTTGGTAATGATGGCCCAACAATGGCTACTATAAAGAGCGGCAAACAAAGTCTTGGCGTAACAGGTCAAGCTATGCGCGCTGTTGGCCGCAATATGGCTCGCGCAAACAACCAGAAAAAGGGTTAATCATGGCTACATTTAGCAAAAAAATGATGGGCAAAGAAGTTGGTGATGGTGCTGTTTATGCGCCACCCCACACCATGACTGGTAAAGCAATGGCTATTTCTAGTAATCCTGGTGTAGAACCAAACCATAGCAAATTAGATACACTTGATCTTAGCGTTGGAAATCGCAGTAAAGATGGTGGTGAGAAGCCCACTAAAACATCCGGCATTAAGATGCGCGGTACAGGCGCAGCTACCAAAGGTGTAATGTCACGCGGCCCAATGTGCTGAAATATACATGAATTACGCCGCACTCAGCGCTAACATTCAAGCGTACACGGAGAACACGGAGACAAACTTCGTGGCGGAGATTCCTGTCTTTGTTCAGCAAGCTGAGCAGCGCATTTACAACACGGTACAGTTTCCGTCTATTCGCAAGAACGTGACGGGCGTGATGTCCACCAACAATAAATATCTTGCATGCCCTAATGATTTTTTAGCCGTGTATTCCATGGCGGTTATAAATACCGATGGCACGTATGAATACTTGTTGAACAAAGACGTTAACTACATCCGTCAAGCATACCCATTGCCAACTGACACTGCGGTGCCTAAGTACTATGCATTGTTTGGCCCTCAGTCTACTAATGCGGCTGAGCTGTCATTTATTCTTGGCCCAACGCCAGATGCCAACTACAACGTTGAGTTGCATTACTATTTCTACCCAGAGTCTATTGTGACTGCAAGTACGACTTGGCTTGGTGATAACTTTGATTCTGTACTTTTGTATGGCTCATTGGTTGAGGCTTATACCTACATGAAGGGTGAGGCTGACATGATGGCGTTGTACAACACCAAATATCAGGAAGCTCTTGGTCTTGCAAAACGTTTGGGCGATGGCATGGAGCGTCAGGATGCTTATCGATCTGGCCAGTACCGTCAGAAGGTAACCTAATGGCTTTTACTGGTAACTTTTCTTGCAATACGCTTCGTGTGGCCATGACCACAGGTACGATTAACTTTGCAACTGATTCTTTCAAGCTTGCGCTGTATACCAATTCAGCTACGCTGGATGAGACTACATCAACGTACACCTCAGTGGGTGAAACGTCAGGTGGTAATTATGTTGCTACTGGGCAGGCTGTTACTGCTACTGTAAATTACGCAACAACTACGACAGGCAGTATTGCTTACGTAACGTTTTCATCCCCTGCATGGACGGGTGCAATTACTGCTCGTGGAGCGTTAATCTACAAAGTTGGTGGAACCTCGCCAGCTATTTGTGTTCTTGATTTTGGTAATGATAAAACTTCCAAAAGCACGTTCACTGTAACAATGCCAACGGATACTAGTACATCCGCGCTGATTAGACTTTCTTAAGGAGCTTCCATGACTATCGACAAAATGACCGCCACCGACATGGTGCAAGCCACAACTAAATACAACACAATGCCTGAAGACACGATGGCTATCCACGGTACATACCATGCCGTCTGCTATAGCGTAGACGGTTTTGTTAAGTGGGCCGATGACATCGAGAACTTGGTCACTACAGTGGGCAAGAACTTTACGCTGGACACCACGCTGGGTAACACCGCTGGCGGGGCAGTTGTGATGGGTCTTAAAGGCACAGGTACAGCAGTTGTAGCCGATACGCAAGCCTCACACGCCACATGGTTGGAAGTGGGTCTGGCTAACGCTCCAACTTACTCAGGCAATCGTCCTACGCCATCATTCAGCGCGGCTTCTTCTGGTAGCAAGGCTACATCTTCTGCGGTGTCTTTTTCTATTACTAGCACTGGCACAGTCGCAGGATGTTTTATTAACATTGGTGGTAGCGCAACTAAAGACAATACGACAGGAACATTGTTCTCTGCTGGAGACTTTTCTAGTTCTAAGTCTGTTGTTTCGGGCGATACAATCGCGGTCACGTACACTGCTACATTGACATAACATGGCCGGAGCCGCTTGGGGTAATAATGCTTGGGGCGACTTAGGTTGGGGTGGAGTTACCACCTACGATGTAAGCGTTACTGAGTATTTGACCCCAGCTACGGCTTGGGGGGATAGCACTTGGGGAACTGATCCTTGGGGCGGCACAGTCCCTATGTTTGAAA